GCAATTAGAATTTTAATGAGTAGTGGCAATATTGCAAGTGGAACATTTGAATTATGGGGGTATAAGTAATGAAAAAACTATTGAACGGCATTGAAGTAGAAATGACTGAATTAGAAATTCATCAATTAGAGCAGTCGAGAATAGTGGCTTGGAGTAGAGAAGCGCACATAGCGGAGATTAACGCATTGCATAGCGCAGAATACGACAGAAGATGGTCAGCACTAGGATACGAAGATAGAACCGAAGTAGCGACAGCGATGGCTAATCCTAATTGCGGATACCAACAAGAAGCTATTTCGTTGAATAACTATTGGTGGGCGGGGTGGAACGCTATTGAGGACTACGCAGAAACCGTAACAGAAGAAACAGCGCAAGACCCAATAGTGTTTATTTCTTCAATTTAATCGGTTAAAAATGTTAATTTTGTAGCAATATTGAAAGAATGAACCTACCTAACCCGAAATATTTAAGTTTCTTCCCGTCCCATTTGATTGACCCTAATTTAAAGGGCAAAGAATGGTTTGCTCAATATTGTCAAGCCGCCTACAATTCGTGGGTGAAAAATCAGTACGTTCTACAACGCAGGTCAGATTGGATTGCGAACCGAAAGTACGCTGACGGAAATCAGACCACGCAGAAGTATATGGATATGTTGGCGAGGGTGAAGGACAGCGAGGGGAGAAGGGCATCGTATTTGAACCTAGATTGGAGCATTGTTTCTACGATACCAAAGATTAGACGAGTGGTGATTAACTTCCTACTCAAATTGAACTACGATATTATCGCCACCGCAGTAAACCCCGAAGCAGTAAACGCAAAGGAAACAGTAAAGATAAGAACGTGGGCAGAAAAGCAATTACAGCCCTTTTTGGCGCAGGTCGAGGCGCAGTCGGGTGTTCCATTAACCAACCCCGAATTAGAGATTATACCCGAAGTCAGAGAAGAATTTGAGATGATGTTCTCAATGACCTACAAGATGGCAGAGGAAATGAAGATTGAACTTGCCACAAAGCACATTCTCGACAAAAATAGGTTCAACGAAATCCATAGAAAGAACATTGAGGACGCTTTCGATTTAGGCTTGGCGGCTTCCAAAGTGGAAACAAATATCTTCACCAAAGAAATTGACGTAAGATACGTTGACCCCGTTAACCTTTTGTTTGACAACTTTAGGGGCAAGACGGGCGGAATGGGTGACGGAGATATTGAACGAATAGCCGAACTTCGTGCGGTGACTATTGCGCAGTTAAAACAAGAAGCAGGTAATCAATTCACGGACGAACAATACGAACAGATAGCGGCACAAGCGCAGAACAGCTACAACCAACCTTTCGCCCCGAACAACGCCACGCAACCCTATGTAAATACAGACGCTAACTTTGGTCAATGGCAAAACTACCAAGTAGTCATAATGGACATTTACTTCATCAGTACCGACAGATACAAGATGAAAAAAGTGAAGTCGGCTGACGGGGAGATGGTGTACCAAAAAGGCTTCAACGCAAAGATGGGTAAAAGCACCGACTACAAGGACGGGCAAAAGGTGGAAAAAGAAGTGTACCCACTAGATATAATTTCCGTTTACAAAGCTAGTTGGTTAATCAACACCACCTATGTGTACAACTACGGGAAAATGTACGACATTCCTAGAGATAAAAGAAACCCTAGAGAATGTTCATTGCCTATTAAAATATACAGAAGCGACAACAAAAGTATATTGGAGAGTATTCTTCCATTTGCTGACGCTATGCAGTTGTCGTGGTTGAAGTTACAGAACCTAAAGGCGACAGCGTTACCCAAAGGATTGATGATTAACTTGGAAGCGTGGGATAACGTGATGGTGGACGGCAAGATTAAATCCACAGAAGAATTGTTCCAAATGGCTACCGAAACGGGTATCGTGTTGTATCGTGGTACTTCCACTATGAGCGAGGACGGGCGGGTAGCGGGAAAACCCATTGAAGAATTAGACGGTGGGCTAGGTAAGCAATTCACAGAAATCATCGCAGACTTGGACTACAATATGCGAATGATATACGAGGTGAGTGGTATCAATGAGGTGATGGCGGCAAGTAACCCAGACCCGAATATGTTAAGCGGTGTGGCGAAACAAGCGGTTAGTTCTTCGGAAAACTCTTTGGGAAGTATCTTGGATGCAGTAACGAACATCCACGAAAGATTGGCTACGGATATTTCATTGAAGCTACAAATAATGCTCAAGGACAAAACTATTGGCGTGTACGACAAAGCGTTGGGCAAGATAGTGGAAGTCGGGGCGGAAGTAAGCCCTATGACATTTGGTATCGCATTAGAACCGCTACCAACAGACCAACAGAGAAAGAAAATGGAAGAAATGATAATGAGTTCGGTTATCAATCCAAACAACCCCGTAACGGGCGGTCTGTTCGTGGACGATGCTATTCCATTGATTACGGAGATATATAGCGGTGTGAACTTAAAGGTGATTATGCGCAAGTATTCTTATTTGTTGAAGAAGCGCAGAGAGGAGTTCGTGGCGAATGAGCAAATGAAAATCAAGACGCAGAGTGATGGTATTGTATCTCAGACACAAGCCGCATCAGAGGGGAAAATGAAAGAATTGGAGTTAGAACAACAAATGAAACTCGCTTTAATTGAAGCAGAAGCAAATGCGCAAATAAGGGTATTTAAGGAAACCCAACCTTACCGCAACGAACAATCGGTAGTAAAATCCGAAACCAAAAAGAGCGAAAAGGCTTTCGAGGCTAGTTTACCACCGAGATAATTAGTGACCTAAAAACGCTATATTTGTAATATGGCAACAAAAATAGTTCACAAGAAACTTGGTCGTCAAAAAGCAGAGGGACTTGCGTTTATCGAACACAACGAAATCCACATAGACGAAAGGATGAAAAAGAAGCCATATATGCTTGTGGTGCTACACGAACTACTGCATATCCATTTCCCCGACCTATCCGAAAAAGAAGTAGATAGAATATCCAAGAAGATGTGTAATAGTATGTGGCAGTTGAAGTTCCGAAAAATAGACGAGTAGTTTAGGTGTTTGCGTCCTTAGAGTGCATTAAGGTAAATTCTAGCATTTTTAGGTAAGTCCGATTTGATATTTTGTAAAACTTACGGCAAGAATTACACTTCATGTGTCTTTTAATGTACCCCATAGCCGTAGCGTCTGTGTGAGATAACTGCACATTATTACTTGCACATTCGGGGCAATGCCACTTCTCACCTCCTTTAAGGACAGCCATATTTGTGTTGTGGTATATGTAAGGGGAAAGCGCAAGATAGACTTCTTCCAAAAGAATGACATCTTGAACGCAGTATGAAAGCATACGCTTCAATGCTTCCTTATCATTGTGTTCGCAAATGTCAATCCATAGTTTCATCCCCTCGTGGTCGAGTTTGCGACCTACTTTCAATGCCTTTCCTAAGTAGTCTAATTTGTTGCTAGGGAAACGAAAATATTGTCTTGCTTTTTTTAGGGTGTCGAGGGTGCGGTAAATGGGAAACATTAAATTACCCGTTAAAATAGCCCGTGTACGCAACTCTTTAATATCAAATTTGTCGCCATTGTGGGCGATAAGTTCGTCAGCGTGTTTGATTACTTGGATAAAATCTTTTACTAGCTTGGTATCATCTTGATTTTTTTCATCCCACTTTAAAACGTGGACTTTATCTTCGTACTGCCACTTGTATGATACACAGATAATTTTCTTCTCTCTTAATATGTTGTCGGGATTGATATTGACTTTCCAAAATTGAAAGGTAGGTACTAAGTAATAGGAAGTTTCAATATCAAAAAACAATCTCTTAATATCCGAGTTTTGCTTTTTAAGATTAGCGTCTTGTATAAACCTACCAACCATTCTTCTGAATGTTTCGGGTTTACTATTTACACCAAACTTTTTGATTATTTCTTCGGCAACATAAGTTACATTACCAATTTGCTCAAATCTTACTTTGATGTATTCTTTGATTTCGTCAGTCAGAACGACATTTCTCATAAAGTGTAATTTATAATGTATCGCAAAAGTAGTTATTATATTTGTTA